GACCGCTCATACCATTGGAAAGAGTATTTATCGCTCCTGTGTCAACAGAACCAGCTGGCGTACCAGCACCCACAGTGTTTCCGTAGGTGGTGACACCACCCATAAGACGCCCACGCTTTCCCGTTGCGCCCATATCAGCGTCACAAGAAAGAGTCGCTGCTGCCATAACAGCGTTTTTATACACTTGGCCATATATACTACTGGTGCCTGTCTGAGTATAGTTGGAACCATAGTAGTTTCCCGAAGTGTAAAAAGAGTTAAAGTTGTTGGCAAACTTTACCGTGAGATGGTAGCAACCTGCGCCTGAGCCTGGCGGATAAGTGGTGATGTCTGTCGCACGCATGGGCGCTAGATAAGCAATACCATCACTTTTAATACCACCGGCATTATTAATAGTAATCTGGTAATTGCCTGTCATTTTCACCATGTTAATAAGCTTTGTGTCACCGCTAAACGCACGTGGTGCATGCTGAAAGGCATTGTAGGCAGAACGTGCCCAGGCTATTCCTAAGTGCTTTTCTCGGCTAAAGCTGATCGCACCTCGTCTAAGCTTTGATATTTCCTTTGTCTGTTTTCGGTCAACGCGGCTTTTCTCTGCATGTACCGCCTGCTTAACCATTCTACGCACCCGCTTAGGCTTTGTACTAGCACTTTTGCGAGATTTACGGGAAGGAGCAGCAACTCGAACAACGACATTATTTTTACGAGGCATAGTAGTGGATTGAAGAATTTCGAAAGAGTTTTGGGAGATTTCTAAGATTTTAACAATTTTGTTATACAATTTTAAAAGGGTACTAACTCGTGTTTCACATTGCAATAACCCTTCCCTAGCAGTGTATAACGCTTCTATAGCATCGTCCACTTTAAAGACACCTGCTATTTCTTCCATAGTAATCCCATTAATCTCTCCGAACAATTCATCGCGGTGATGTTGCAATACATAATCTATGTACTGCATAATATGGACTCGGCATTTCATATTGGTCCAACTTTCGATACGCAGTGCAAAAGCGCGTAGCAAATGCCACCGTATGTCATCGTTTGACGAGGCCCACAAGAGGGAATTCATGACTTTATCATATTCCATCATAGGCAGCCAGCAAAATTTATGCCAGACAAAAGAGTGTGACAGAAAAGACACATCCCTGACTCTTCTGGGTTCCCAGACATCAGTCTTAGTAGTGACTCCAATGGCTGTCCACTCTCGCGCTATTGTTCGCGCATTAAACCATGGCAACACAGCGTGGGACACAGTGAAGGTGTTATCATCACCATTCAATGCTGCCTCCACATTCGCCATGAATGAAGAATACGACACTATGAAAGGATCCAGTCCTTCGCATCGTTTCTCTATGGGGCCATTCGCAATTTCGCGCGCCCTATCCTCTTCGGCTTGCAATTTCTTGGATGCCATTAACCAGGCATAAGCAAGAAGTCGAAACAAAATCATGGTATTGTCCACGATAGTGTTAACACTGCCTGAAGGGTTACCGGTGTGCTTTCGAATGAGTTCTCCATTCTCGAGCACAATCACGGAGTGTACAATGTCCTCATAAAGCAAGTTGAATCGCAGTTGATTCTCCGAGGTTTTATCTTCCTCTCGAAGCATTTCCCAGCGAATATCTCCTTGTTCTATTAAGGCTCTCGCAAACAAAGACGAATCATATTGACTCTCATCCAACTCAAAGGCATGGGGATGCCTGTTGAGCCGGGTATACAACTTATCAAAGCCACATGCATACTTCGAAGAACCTACAAAACTCCATGTACTGTTATGAGCGGCATAGAACTTGTTGTTCATGTCCAAACACAATCTATTCAAAGCTACCGCGTGCTCAATAGGCGACGCAGTAAAAGTACGGATGTTGTTTTCCATAAGTTTCTTTCGAGGGCGCAATTCGTGTTTCTGAGCACAACACCA